TTTGATTAGCTTTGAACAGAATGTTAGGCGAGCTGCTAAAGTTTCACACTTAGCTGTCCAGAAGGCAAATAAGTTTGTCACTAGGAATAAAGCTATTATTGCAATAGCTGCTGGATGCGGCGTTTTGTATGTTCTGAGAAACATGTACAGAGTTCACACTATGTCTAACTTAGATCTTCAAGGAGGAGTTGTTAGTCATAAGCCAGAAGAGAAAGTAGACAATGTCTGGCTTAAACCAGAGATAGTACCACCACCAGTGGATCTAAGATGTAGAACTATGACCCTTGAACAAGTATTGGAGCTTGTTAAGGGTGAGATAGCTTATGCTAGATTTGATGGTAGAAAAGTATGTAATATGTTTCCAATTAAAGCTAATGTGTATTTAGTTAATTGGCACGTATTAACTTATGGTTTCACAGAAGTGGAGGTTATAAAACATGATCCTAATATGATAGGTCGTAACTTCAAGCAAAAGTTTGATAAAACAAGCTATGTCAGAGTTGGAGTCACTGATTTTGCCTTATTGTATTTATCCAGAGGTGGTACTCAAAAAGACATGTTACATCTGTTTCCACACAGTCACACAAAAAGACCAGTGGCGGCTACATTTGTTCATAAGAACAAAGACGCTGTTGTGTATACTGATTCTTTCAATGCCAGTCCAAAGATGTATGAGTTCAATCATCCAAGTTTAGATTTGTTTGGTAGGTGTTATGCTCTAGAGTACCATATGCATGAGAATACGAGAGATGGCTTATGTATGGGTGCTCTCATTTCAATGGGTAAAGTTCCTTATATAGCTGGTTTTCATTCAGCAGGGAAGAAAGACACTCCTTATGGTGTTGCCCAGCAGATAACTCAGGTGGAACTAGAAGGTGCTATGGCGGAATTGTATGAGAATAAGAGAAACACACCATTTGAAACTACCAGTCAGAATGGCTTTGAAGGTGTTGAAGTAGAAGGTAAGTTGTTAACAGGTGAGATTCATGATAAATTAGCAATGAGGTTTCAGGAATCTGGCCATGCTATATTTTATGGTTCTCACACAGGCCCCAGAGCTAAGGGACATAGTAAGGTGTGTCCCACCAAGATCTGTTATGATGTGGAGGAAGTGTTTCATGTGAAAAATATGTTTGGTAAGCCAGCATATATGAATCATTGGAAGCCAGAAAATGCTGAGGCTAAGGCTATGTTAAACACGTGCCAATTGGACCCAGAAATTATGAGACTTGCTCACAGTGATTTAGCAGATCATGTAATGATGCAACTCAATAATCTTGAACATTGTAAGAACAAAGTTGGATTAATTTCTAACGTTCACAATGCTTCAGGAGTTGATAAAGTTAAATTCTTGGATAGGATTAACTTGAAAGCTAGCACGGGCTGGCCACACAACAAACCTAAGAAGGATTTAGTTGAGGAGTATCTAGGTATGGTTGGAGATGTTACAGACCCAATAACATTTCCTGATGAAGTGTGGGATGAGGTTGATGATGCAGCTAAGAAGATGGCTGAAGGTTCTAGAGTTAACTTTGTTAATCAAGCATGTAAGAAAGATGAACCAAAGAAACTTGGATCAGAAAAAGTACGGATATTCTATAGTACTCCTCTTGTGTTATTGTTGTTGATGAGGCGATACACGTTGACTATATCTAAGTTTGTTATGGACCATTGGTATATGTTTGAAACTACTTTAGGTATAAATGTAGCGTCCAGAGACTGGGAGAAGTTTCTTGATATTATACGGAAGCATGGAGATAGTAATATAGTAGCTGGTGACTTTGAGAAGTTTGATACTTTAATGTCGACAGACACTATACTCTATTGCTTTAAGATACTTATTTTGATAGCTGAATGGT